TAATTGATAAACTAAACGAAAGTATGAAGGAGGGGGAGCCAAAGCTCCTTAATTAATATGCCTAAAGTCGGAACTAAAAAATTTGCTTACACCAAAGCTGGCATGAAGAAAGCTAAACAATACTCTAAATCTTCTGGCAAGAAAGTACAGAAGAAGGCTCCAAAAGGGTACTAAGATGCCTGGATATGGTGGAGGAGTTGGAGCGGACACAGATGGAGATAACGCTGATTACGGCGAAGGAATGGGTACTAAAGGTGCCGCCGCTTCCGACAACTCCATTGGAATGGGTTCTGAATCAGATAAAGATTTCGGAAACACTGTAGAAGGTTTTAGAGCTGCTCTTGCTAAGGCTTTAGGTCAAGTTACACAAGCACAAAAAGATACAGCTGTAGAGGCTCAAAAGAATTTAGAGGCTAAAAATCAAGAAGCTTTAGCAAAAAAAACTGGATTGTCTATTGCTCAAACTAAAGAGGCTATATCAAAAGAGCAGCAAATAAAAAATCTGATAGATAATTTTGATCCTAAAACTAAGGTAGATCATAACCCTCATTTAGAATCGCTTGAGCCAGGAGCATATGACGCTAATGTATCTTTAAACTTAGATCAGCAGCTTGATCTTGGTCTTATTAACAAATTTGAGTATGATGCATTAAATCTTTATTCCAATCAACCAACGCCTACTGGCAAAAATATTGATCTGGGCGTTAAAAATATGCCTGCCATTGATACAGATGTCGAAGACGTAGATCAAGAAAAAAAGGGCGCATTTAGAAATATTAGTTATGGTTCTTTTCCTTCAGCAGTTGTAGACAATGGTCTTCTAGGTGCAGCAATAGATGATCCTCAAGGAACTCAAAAAGGTCTTGATGCAGAACAAGCAGCAAGGGATGCAATAGAATCCAGTAGAGATGTTAATAAAAATGTTGATATAGGTATTGGTCCTGAAACACCAAAAGATGCATTTAGAAATGAAGAATCTAAAAGGATGGGCCAAACACTTGAAGCATTAGATAGAGATCCATCCCCAGAAGTTGCTAGCGCATCGCTAGATGATGATCCTTTTGGCGGCACTATGGCGGAGAAAGAAAGAGAAGCTCTTTCCTTATCTTTCGTTAATGACGTAGAAAAAGAATACGACAGAATAATGAAGGAAACAAAAGCTTTTAGCAAAGAGAGAGCTCTAGCTTTAAGAAATCTTAACGCTATAAAAAGTACAAATTTATTTTCTAAATCTTACGCTATCGCAAATCCATCAGCAATTAGAGACATGTTAGCAAAAGCAATGGCTTTATTTTCTGGATTAGGACCAGCATTAACTATTGCCAAAGCTATAGAATCAAGAACAATTAAAGCTGGCATGTTTGACAGAACAACTTTTGACCAAATGATGTCAGCATTGGATGACCCAGGGGCTTTTGGACCATTAGGAAATCCTTTAGGGACAGGAGGGGCTGACCAAAATACTCAAGAAAAAAAGATAAGAGATATTTTAGCGGTGGTAGAGCCTTGGACCAAAGGTTTAAATAAAAGACAAATAGAATATTATTACGATAACGAAGAAGAGCTTGATTGGGTTAGAAACCTTTACGAACAAATGAATAAAAGCGCGTCTGCTTAATGATTGAAGATCTTATTGTAATGTTAATTTTAGATTTTTTGCTAAATATTTAGGTGTAATATAATAGGTTTACAACATGGAGAAAAAAATGGTAGGTAATCAAATTAGAGCTATGGATAGAATGTTTGAGCGCATGATGGGTATGACGGGACACCGTTCACCTCTTGCAATGGTAGAGTCAACAATGGACAGGATGGAGTCGATGCTTAGCTCGATTCCAACCAACAGTGAAGAGTTCACGGTATGGAAGCTAACTCCTACGACGTATAGGACTGAAGTTCAAGAAGATGGTTCCATTCTGTTCAAAGTTGTTGAAGATAAAAAGAATAATGATTGGTCTGAAGAAGCAAAGGGACCTGACGTAGAGAAGAAGTGAGCCTACCAGAGATAACTAAAGATGCTTTTGCTGATACAAAGAATGCTGAAGCAGCTATCAAATTTGCTCAGTGGGCGCAAGGTGCAGAGTACGATCAAGTCGTTGCTGCATATGCTAAGTGTCATAGCGATCCCAATCTTGATGACACTTTTATTCGTACTCTCGGCCAGCTTGACAGGTATTATCTTGGTGTTTTCCTCTGTAACCGTCATGACATGCTTCACCCTTGGATATATGAAAGATGCCGTGAGGTCGAAAATGACAGAGATAGAAGACTCGATCTTTGGGCAAGATTTCATTATAAAAGTACTATAATAACTTTTCTTGGTTGTGTTCAAGAAATATTATGTAATCCAGATATAACAATAGGTCTTTTATCTTTCTCCTCTAAGCAGGCTAAGCCATTTTTGCGGCAAGTTATGCAAGAGTTAGAGGTAAATGAAAAACTTAAAGGGTTATATCCAGATATACTTTACGAAAAACCTAGGCAGCAAGCTCCTAAATGGGCAGAAAATGAAGGTCTTTGTGTAAAAAGAAGCTCAAACCCTAAAGAACAAACGGTAGAAGCTCACGGTTTAGTGGATGGACAACCAACGGGTAGACACTTTTCATTAATTATATACGATGATGTTGTTGTTCAGGAAAGTGTATCAACTCCAGAGCAGATAGCAAAGACAACCACGCAATGGGAGCTATCATTAAACCTTGGGTCTACACACAATCCAAGATATCAGTACGCAGGTACAAGATATTCATACGGTGACACGTATGGAACAATTTTACAACGAGCAGCGGTAAAGCCTCGTATACATCCAGCCACACACAACGGTCAAATGGATGGAGTACCAGTGTTCCTGATGGATGAGCGCTGGGAAGAGATTAAAAAAACAACTTCTACATACACTGTAGCTTGTCAGCAGTTACTAAATCCAATCGCTGGTAGTGATGTAGCGTTTAAATCAGAGTGGTGGAGAGAGTGGGAAGTAAGACCGTATACTATGAATGTATATATTCTTGTTGATCCAGCTAGCTCAAAAAAGAAAGGGTCTAACCGTACAGCTATGTGCGTTGTTGGTGTTGATTCGTTCTATAATAAATATTTACTTGATGGGGTTTGTCACAGGCTAAGTCTTTCAGAGCGTTGGGACTATTTAAAAAAGTTACGCACTAAATGGAAAAGAGCTCCAGGAATTAGAGAAGTAAAAGTTGGATACGAAAGATACGGAGCCCAATCTGATATAGACCATTTTAAAGAAATGATGCGTATAGAGGGGCAAAGCTTTCCTGTATACGAATTAAACTGGGTTGGTGGCGGAGGGTCGCAATCCAAAAAAGATAGGATACAAAGATTAGAGCCTGACTTAAAAGACGGTTCATTTTTCTGGCCTTATCCAACAGATTCAAAAAGACTTACATCTTTGCAGTTAGACGTAAAAGACAGGAAACAAGAGTTTCTTATGTCTAAAAAAATAATGCGTAAAGATGAGAGTGACGTTGTTTATGATTTAGCAAAATGGGTAAGAGATAATGAGTACAATCTTTTTCCTACAATTCACCCTGATTTTTTAGACGCATTATCAAGAATATACGATATTGACCCAACACCTCCAGTTATTCGCACCTACAGGAATCTGGAGCCAGAGGCAGAGGCAGCTTATTAATGGCAAGAACAAGTAGAATAGGACGACGAACTTATCAGCCTAGGCGTATAGCTTACAAGATGAGTAATGGCAAAGCTTTCTACGAAAGACAGCCTCGTGATATTCCTTATGGAGTTCTTCCTTATGTTCAGCCTACATACTGGGTTGCTGGATATTGTGTGGATGATTAACTATGAACCATATTAAATATTTATTAGCAACTATAGCTGCATTTACTTTTGTTATGTTTGTTATAATGTTTCCTGTACTATTAAAAGCTCAAGATGAAATGCCTGAAGGTATGTACGAGAAACAAATTAAGATGAGCCTTGGATGTACCGAAGGATTTATTGCTATGATAGATATTCTCCATGATAACTATCAGGAAGTTCCAGTAGTCATGAGTCATTTAGATATGACTACAACTTTTGTTTTGTTTGTTAACGAAAGTAAAACTACATCTACATTAGTTATTACTAAAAACTTAAAGGACAAAGAAGAAGCTTGTATTGTTTGGGCGGGACAATCTAATGGAACATCCTTAAGCATTAACCCTAATCCAATATTTCCAGTGCAGACGTAATGGAAGAGTCTGCAATGGTTGATATGTTGTTTGGGGTATTAAGCGTCGGTCTAGCTTTTATACTTCGTAGAGTTTTTTCTTTATTTGATAAACTTCAAGAAGAAGATAAAGTATTGCATAGCCGTATTACGGAATTAGGAGCGCAAGCAGTAACTAGAGCAGAGTTGCACGGAGCAATAGATAGAGTTTTAAATCGTATAGACAAACTAGAAGAAAGGTTAATGAATAAATAATGGCTTCTAGAAAACAAAAACCTATACCAAAAACTACTACAGGAAAAAAACCTAACTTTAGAAAAACTAAATCAGGTGCGGGAATGACAAAGGCGGGAGTAGCCGCTCATCGCAAAGCAAATCCAGGATCTAAACTTAAGACAGCCGTAACAGGAAGTCCTAAAAAAGGATCTAAAGATGCTAAGAGAAGAAAGTCTTATTGTGCTAGATCAGCTGGACAGTTAAAAAATTCTAGTGCTGAGACAAGAAATGATCCTAACTCAAGAATAAGGCAAGCAAGGCGTAGGTGGAAATGTTAAAGAAAATTAAAAAAGTTTCTAAAGAGCTTACAAAAGCTTCTAATATGCATAAAAAACAATCTAATGTTTTAAAAAAATTAGCTAAAGATGCCAAGAAAACAAAGAAGAAAAAATAATGGCTAAGAAAGGATTGTATGCAAACATACACGCAAAACGAAAAAGAATTAAATCTGGCTCTGGTGAGTCTATGAGAAAACCTGGGAGCAAAGGCGCTCCAACTAACAAATCTTTTAAAAGGTCAGCTAAAACTGCTAAGAAAAAATGAAACATTTAAAGGAAAATAATGAATCGTATCTGCAACACTTACGAAAAGCAATGTTTATATCTGGCTTTATGCTGGTTGGGAGCGCTACTGCTTTCATTCACGGCATTGCACCACCTTTGGTAACCAATACAACTAGCAATATACTAAAAAAAATAAATAAAAGATTGGAAGGAAATGAAAAAAATTGATTGTAACTACGAAAGCTCAAGAACAATTAAACAAAGTTTTAAATTCTGGAGAGTGCTTAGAGATAGGATTAAAGGGTGGTGGATGCAATGGCCTAATGATTACCTTGGAGAAAATTCAATTGACAGGTATCACAGAGTTGAGCATTGGAAAGAATACCGTATTTGCAGACAAAACATCTCAGACATACTTACAAGGCGGTAATCTTGATTACGAAGATAAAGGGTTTTCTCAAAAATTTGTGGTTAATCCAAGTGAAAGTACAAGAAGATGCGGATGCGGCGACAGCATTGCTCTTCCACCGTTGTAATAATTTTATAATATTTAGGAGGTAGTTTATGTGGGACAGCGTAAAACGAGGATGGAACCAATTAGATCGAAAAGTAAAAATAGTAATTGCAGTGATAGCAGTATTCGCTATTTTGTCCGCAATCTTTGGATCGCCATCGCCATCAGTTCCTGTGCAGTAATAACTGGATGTCAAGCTCTAAAGGAGTCAACGATAGTAGCGACAGGAGCGGGAACGGGTGCGGTTGTTGGGACTGTGATCAGTGGGGGTGTCGGTGCGCCGATACTGGGAGCCATGACGGGTGCCTTTGCGACAGATGTAATGACGGAGGTTTTGACAACAAGCAAAGAGAGTCAGACT